CCGAACATCCCAAACGCCGAATACTTCATGCAGGTCAAGTTGATCCTGCAGGTCATCGGTGTCAATTTCGGCCTGCCTCTCTGCCTGATCCTGATGGACGGCAGCGAGACAAATTTCTCTGGCTGGCGCGGAGCCGTGGACGAAGCCCGCAAGGGATTTGTCGCCGAGCAGATCAATCTCATGACTCGCCTGCATAAGCCCGTCTACGAGTGGAAGGTGTCTCAGTGGCTTGAGAAAGACCCCGCACTGAAGCGTGCGGCCGCCAAGTCTGACGTGAATGTCTTCGCACACAAATGGAACCTGCCGACGTGGTCCTATATCGAACCGGTCGCTGATGCCGAGGGTGATGCGGTGCAGCTCAAGAACGCATTGACAAGCCGACGTCGTCTACACGCAGCCCGCGGCAACGAGTGGGAAGAAGTAAGCGAAGAGATCGTCGCCGACAACGCCTACGCCATCCAGCGAGCGATCGAGAAAGCAAACGAGCTCAACATGAAGTACCCAAGCGGCGTGAAGATCAACTGGCGAGACCTGATCCAGCTGCCAATGGGCGAAGGTGCCACGATGGCGCTGCAAGACCCAGCCATCGTCGAAGAACAAACAGAAGGAGCCCCAGCCAATGAATGAGATCCTAATCGACGGAGTGATCGGCACTGGTGAAGGCGAAATCTCGTCTTCAATGGTCAAGGCACAGATCGCACAAGCTGACCGATCAAAGCCGCTGGTGGTCCGCATCCACAGCGAGGGTGGGTCGGTGTTTGAAGGGTTCGCAATCTACGACGCCTTTGCGTCCTACGATGGCCCCAAACGGGCAGTCATTGAGTCAACCGCGTTCTCGATTTCATCGTTCATCCCGATGGCGTTTGACGATGTTGAGATCAGCCCCAACGGCTACATGATGTTGCACAACCCATCGGTGCGAACCGAGGGCGACGATGATGATCTGTCGCAGTCCGCTGAAATGCTCAAGGGGCTCAAGCAAAACATGGTCTCTGCCTACGCCAAACGCACGGGCAAGAGCGAGGAGGAGATCACCGCGATCCTCAAGAAAGAGACCTACTTCAATGCACAGCAAGCGCTGGACGCAGGTCTCGTCACAAAAGTCACTGAGTCCCCAGTGAACGGGCGAGTATTCGCCAAACTCAACAACTTGCCGCACGGGGTTGTAGCCGCACTGTTCGGTGCGGACCCAAGCGGACAATCCCCCGCCCAACCAAAGGTACCACCTATGGCCAGTGAACCATCCGCAGCAGCCTCAATCAAAGAAATCAGAGCTGCTTACCCGAAAGCCAAATCTGAATTTATCCTCCGATGCGTGGAGAAGGAGATGCCGATGGCGTCGGTCGCCAAGGCGGCGGCTGACGAACTCACGGCAGAGAACGAGGAGCTCCAAGCTCGTGTCGCCGCGCTCGAAGAAGAGCTGACCGAGACGAAAGCCAAGGCCGCAGCCCGCGCCGAAGATGACGAGGAAGTGGATACCGAGGGCGATGACGAAACGGAAGTCGACGCAGAGGAGGACGAAGACACCACCCCGAGCGCCCGCCGTCGCACCGGAGCAAACCCGGTTGCCAAGGGACGCCGCACCAGCGGGCCGTCCGCCAAGCAGCGATGGGACGAAGCAGTCGCGACGCAGTGCAAGCGATATCCAAACAACCGCACAAAAGCAGTCGCTCAGGCAAACGCCCTCAATCCCGGCCTGCGTCAAGCGATGCTCGCCGAAGTCAACGCCCGCTAATTTCGTCCGATCACTTATCGCTCACATTAAAAACGAAGGAACTCCCCGATGAGTCAATACAACGCAACCCCGACCGACACTATCAAGCTGGCGGCTGACGCCGGCGCGAACCTCCGCGTCACTGCCGCCGGTGCCATCGCTGGTCTCGCCGATCAAGCAATCGGCGTCACTCGCGTGGCAGGAAAAGATGGCGACCTAGTCGGTGTCAATCTAATTCCCGGCGGCGTCGGAACTCTCGAAATGGTGGCGTCTAAAGCCATCACGGCAGGGTCAAAAGTCTATACCGTCGCATCCGGAAAGGTCAGCGACACACAGGCCTCGACCGCGTACCTGCAGGGCGTTGCCAAGACGGCAGCAACCGCAGCAGACGACATCATTGAAGTCTATCCAGTGTTTGGCGAAGTGCCAGAGACTTAATCAATCCCGATGCAGCGCCCGGTGGAGGTGGCCACCAAAGCCGGGTGCTTTTCCTAGTTTCTTAACCAGTCATTGCATCGGGAAAGTGAGAATGCAATGCCTTCACCATCCACGACACTGTCAACGCTACGGCCAGACATCGCCGAGTCGTTCACCGAGTTCGACGTCGAGCAAAATATCAACGGTTTCATTTGGGACCAGTTGATGCCCGCGTTCGACGTCGCGCAAGCGGCCGGCAACTTTGGCCGCATCCCGATCGAGCAGTTGCTCCAACAACGCGACACGGTCCGCGCCCCCGGTTCCGGTTACTCACGTGGCAAGTTCACGTTCACCGAGGACTTTTACGCGACGCGTGAAAACGGTGCAGAGGAGCCCGTCGACGACAACGAAGCCGAGATGTATCGAGAGTATTTCGACATGGAGGTGGTTGCGGCGTTGCGTGCTCGCTCCGCTGTCCTGAGCAATGCTGAGCGTCGTGTCATCTCCGCGTTGCTGAACACTTCCGTGTTCACTAACACAGCCGCCGCGGCGGTCAAGTGGGACGTCCCTGCCACGGCAAAGCCGATCACGGATGTCGAGACTCGCGTGCTTGCAATCTACGCCGCGTCCGGTATCTGGCCCGACACGATCGCGATGAGCCGCAAGACCTTCCGACTGTTGCGGAATTGCGATCAGGTTATTGACCGGATCGCGTCGAGCGGTGCTGGTAGCCCGACCAAGGCAACCGACATCACCGAGTCGATGCTCTCGGCAGTGTTCGACCTGCCGAAGATTATCGTGGCCGGGTCGACGCAGAACACCGCCAACGCAGGGCAGGCTGCCGCACTCAGCCAGAACTGGGACCAGACGAAGGTGTTCATCGGCAAAACGGCCAGCGGAAACGATTTCCGTGAGCCCTGCGTCGGTCGCACGTTCCATTGGTCCGGCGATAGATCGCAGATCGCCGGAACGGTCGAGAGCTACCGAGACGAGACGGTGCGGGCCGACATCATCCGCGTACGTCACCAGGTGCACGAAAAGGTTCTCTATCCCGAGGCCGGTGCCGTCATCACGGCGGTCGTTTAATCGCCATGACTCGCTTTCGCCGATCCTTCTCGCGACACGCCGCAGGCGGAATCCTGCGGCAGTTCGGTGAAGAGATCACGTATCACAAGATCACCCGCACCAATGGAGAAACCATTGAAGTTGCACGCATTATCGATGCCAAGGTGGACCGTGAAGCCAACGTGATGATCGGCGAAATCAACGAGTCATTCCCCTATGTGATCGTCCGCGTTCGCAACGACGATCGAATTGGAATCAGTAGCGAAGAACTCAACACCGCCACTGATGAAATTACGGTTGCTCTCCGCGTGGGAGCAACGCCAACTCGCAAGCCAATTGCGAGGCTCCTATCAGCAGACTCAGGGCTACTAAGGATTCTAGTTCAGTGATCCAGATGGCGGTCGATTTCGACACGATCCGACGCGAGGCGGCAAAGCTCAAGGCCACCCCTGCGCAGATCGACCGCATCGCAGTGGGTGCCGTCAATGACACCACCCGCCAGATGCGGACAGCCGCCAGTCGCACGATTCGCGAGGTGTACTCGCTCCCGGTTAAGCAAGTCAATGGCCGCATCCATCGCACGTCCGCACGCCGGGGATCGATCTCCAGCACCGTCAGTATCAAAGACAGGCCGCTGATTTCGCTTAGCGCACTCAAGCCTCGGCAGCGAAAGCCAGGAGTCAGCTACCAACTCAAGAAGGGTCAGCATGAACTAATCCCCGGTGCGTTCGGACCCAAGATCGAGAAGCTGCACGGTGGCGTGTATCGCCGCGCAGGTAAGTCTCGATTGCCGATTAACAAGCTCCCAGGCCCATCGCT